TCCTGGTCCCCAGAGGGGGGGACCAGAAACATGGCCCAGATACAATAGATTTACCTACAGACGCTATTACACACAAACATTTGTTCTTGAAACTGTTCTACATTTATATATTTTGTGAGTATGGCAATGAAGATTATTGAAACTCCATCAGGACCAGTGACCATATACACAACTGACGAGGAGAGTGGCGGGGTAACCACCATTCCTGAGAGAAACCCAAAAGGCGTGACACGTGGCTCTGAAATCAAACCCTCAGGATACTTTACTACTGATCCTAGTATAGGGGGTGGTAGTGGAGCAATGAGAGAGTTACTTGATCCGATGGATCCCGCAGGTGCTTATCGAGCTTTCCTAAATAGTAGATTGTTTCCTACTGACATAGGCAACTATGAAAATATTACTAGTAGCGGGGCTCTTGCTTCAGGACCCTTTAACCTTATACCCACAGGTGAAGGTATGGTCACCGCAGCAGCGGGTGCCGTGAATCCAATTGTTGGTGGCTTGACTCGTGCTGCTATAAACGCAAGAAATGCAGAAGCATTAGAGACTTTAGCAAATCAAGGCATACTAGAAAGAATCACTCCTGCATTAGAAGCTACAGGTTTAAGAAAAGCTTTAAACTATGAGTTCATGCCTAACACAGGTCAGTATCGATTATCAGCCGATACAGAAGCAGCTATAAAAGAATCGGGCTCCTCGCCTCAAGAATATTTTGAATCACAATATAAAGAAAAATTTGGTCAAGCAAATGAACTTGCACAATATTTAGATCAGATTGCATATACAACTAAAGGTAATTTCTTTAGTAAAGATTTTTTTGGTAATCCTACACCATGGTCAAAGTATGTAGACCGATCAGGAAACATAAGACCTGATGCTTTACAGAACTGGGAGAAGTTTGGACAAAAAGACAAAATGGGTGCCTTATCTCCTTTCTTCGATGATGAGGGTGAATTTAAAGGTAAGGATATGATTTCGAAATTAACGGGAAGTGACAAACGTGATAAGAGTGACAAGCAACCTCCAGTTGCAAATCCTGGAGGTATTGGTGGATTAGATGCTTTTGGACAACCGAAAAGATTTGATGATAAGGGCAGACGATTAGCAGGAGGCTCTAAAACAAATCTCCTTCAGGGATAATGATTGTTGATTTAGATTTTCATCGTAGACAAAAACAAGCAGAAAAGAGATCCGCTGTATCCCCACAAGTCAGTGTTATTTTTGATGTAGTTGAAAATGAAAAAGATACTTTTGGTTTACATCCTGATGCCATTATATATACAGATTCCGATGGGTTAGCCGATATGATGAACTCTCATAAAAAACATCAAATAAAATTTTGCAATATGATGCGTGACTACTTTTCACATTTTGGTAAAGAGTTAGAAAGTGGAAATAAAAATATACAGTTCGTGATGAACTTCTATGAAGAATGAACCAAGTTGCTCGAACCACGGATCTGGATTCGCTACAACGAGAGGAGTTAGAACAACAACTTATCTCAGAGCGTTTACAATTTTTAGAAAATTGCGAAAAAAGATTTATACCTTTTGTCAAACACGTATGGCCAGATTTTATCGATGGTGCCCACCACAGACAGATAGCAGAAAAATTCGAAAAAATAGCCACAGGTGAAATTAAAAGATTAATTGTAAACATGCCTCCTCGACACACAAAGTCAGAGTTCGCATCTTATCTTTTTCCTGCATGGATGATTGGTAAGAATCCTAAGCTAAAAATAATTCAAACCTCGCACAACACGGAACTCGCTACACGCTTCGGTCGTAAGATGAAGCATTTAGTTGATGATAGTTTATTTCAACAAATATTTGATGTGAGCATTGCTAGTGACTCAAAAG